TTCTTCCAAGCCTGTTCTATATCCCCGTTAGCTTGCTGAAGAATAGCTGGTGCCTCAAAACGCAAAGTGCCTGAACCAATAGATTTAATCTCAATAAGGCAATCATCGCCAAGGCCTCGGATCCAACCATCAGCATGGCCACGAATCATATGCTTATCACTACGAAGTGGTACTTCTGTATAAGTATCTGATAGGGCTGTGCCCCAGATACGTTCGTCACCAATTCTCCAGGTGCCATAAAGAACGCCCATCTCTTTAAACCAGTTCTGCCACTTGGCGTGAATTGTATGGCCCTCTTCAAAGATAGAGGCAAGACGTGCTGTGGTTTTATCACGAGTCTCTACATAGTTACCAAGCACAGCGTGGTACTGAGCTAAAGCACACCAGTCATCCTTGATGATATCTGACGGGTGAATGTAACTCATGTCACGCTCATCAAAGGGCTTAGATAGAACATAGCGTTCTACTGCACCCATCAAACGAGTCTCTCTCTTACTCGTATTGAGAAACGCCTTTAAGTCTTTACTGGCGATGGTCTTAGGTTTTGCCATACTTTCTGCCCTCTTTCTCCAACCACTCATCAAGAGTGATCCCCTGTTTCTCATACTTGCGCTGAGCTGCGTTGCGTTCTCTGTGTGACATACCACCAAAGATTCCATGTAGCTCATTATTAATTATAGCCTCCTTTAGACACTCTTGTCTAACCGGGCATTCTGGCCTGCCATCCGTACCCCAACAGATTGCTTTGGCCTTGTCAGCTATAGGCTTGTATAAAGCTTTGTCTCGTGGTGGAAAAAATATCTCTGTATCTTCTCCCTGACACTTTGCTTCATATCGCCAAGTCCAGCTGGGGTCATCGCTGTAACGCACTATTCACCTCTTATTGAATTACGTAATTCAAAGAAATCCTCCTCTAAAAGAACGACGTAATTCTCACCATCAAGGTGAAGCCCTAGCACCGGAGTACGGCTATCTAGGATGGCTTCCTTTGTAATCTTTTGAAGTACCTCTGACTTAATAGTCACCGACTTCTTTCCAGTCCACTTGTGCTCGATGAGGAGATCGTCACTTCTGACGTCTCCTTTACGAGACCAAAATGCACCAGAGGCGGCACTGCGCTTACCGCCTACTGCTTTCTCTAAACGCTTTTCATGCTTTAAAGATTGTTTCTGTCCTTCACTCTTCATCCGGTACTTCCATCATTAATGCTGGAGCTACCTTGAGAGTATCCATTACTGCCTTGCTAATTTCTTCACGGAGATCTACCTCTTCACGAAGTGAATCAATGAGTGCCTGAGCACCTTGCCACTTGCGATCTGCGTAGTACATCCAACCGCCACGACGCTCTACTATACCATTCAAGATAGATAGAGCTACAATCTCTTTACCGGTGTCATACTGACCTGCGTCAATAGGGCCACCTTCTGAGAAGTAGAAGTCTAGGTAGGCAGTCTGCTGTGGTGGGTATGTCTTATTCTTAATAGTACGTACACGAATAGTTTGACCTACACGTCGCTTTTCCTGTCCAGTACCAACCTCTAGCCAGTCATCACGCTTGACTTCACAACGCACACTATAAGCATAGTCCTTACCTAAACCACCCGGAGTAGTGCGAGGATCGCCATGCATAACACCGATCTTCATTCGATACTGATTAATCATAATTCCTAGGATGGGACGCTCTGATTCAATCAAGTCACGCTTAGTAGCTGAAGCCACCTTACGGAAGAACTTGTTGGTGATTAAAGCTCCTCGTCCAACGGTGAATTCTTCCATGTGTTTCTCATCTTCCGCAGAAGGAACAAGGGCAGGAAGAGAATCAATAACAACCATATCCACCGCTTTGCTTTCCATGAATTGAATAACGGCATCAAAGGCATCCTCCATACTATTTGTTTCTACAAGGATAACACGCTCTGTGTCTACCCCACATAATTCTGCGTAATCTGGATCAAAGTCCTCTGCAGCAATCCATACAGCTGTGAACTCTGGGTTCTTTGCCTGGTTAGCTGCAATAGTACGCAGAGCAATAGCCGTCTTACCATGCGAAGCCTCACCAACAAGCTCTACCCAACGGTTCATAGGCCAGCCGCCACCAAGAACTACGTCTAAGGTGAGTGATCCTGATGGGATACGATCTGGCAAGTTTACTTGGTTAGCGGTAACTACTGTACCTGCACCAAGCTTTTTGTTAATGTTTGCAACTACCTTTAGTGCATCTGAATTAATTACTGCCATTATCCGATCCTATCTACGATTACGGTGGGATTAAACCCGCCACTTTGTCCGACTTGTTTTGCTGCTGTTACTGAACCATTACCTGTACCTGTACCGGATAATCCTGAACCTTGCTGAACAATTGGATATCCACAGTCATAGCAACGTGGGCGACCTCCGTTTGGGGCAACCATATAATTACCCGAGTTACATCCAGGACAACGATCAACAGACCTAGCACTTTGTGCTCTAGTAACTAACTGATCTTGATTAGGATCATAGCTCACTGGAGTATTAGGTGCTCCTGGAGTTGCTCGGTATACATTTCCTGGTGGTGGGGCTGTAGCAGGGGTAGGAGTAGTATTTGTAGTACCACCCAATTTATTAGCCCACCAATTACTATTGCTCATCTTTCACCACCAATGACTTTATAAGTTCTAAACTAATTAGAGTTGACACACACGAGATAGAAGAAGATAGGGCAACTAATCTAAACAACCGTGTAAGCTGTTCGAGATCCTCAACGCCTAACTTCTCTAACTCACCGTAGCCTTCTTCTTCATCCTCAATCATGTATGCTGAAGCAGCAATCTTTGCTGCTATATCTGCATGCGAGTCTATAAAAGGAATTAGCTCGGCAAACTTTTCTAAACGCTTCTGGCTCTCACGCTCTTCCATCTCAGCAACATCCTCTGAAATAGGGGGTAAGCCCATGGCATATGCAATCTCTTCTGCAGGCATGAGCATAGTATCGTAGATTACTTGCCTAATCAAAACAGGCAAGGGTAAAGATTTAATCTCTACCCTTTTACGTTCTTTATGTTTTCTTTTCCAAAACACTACTTGGCTTCTCCCCACCGCTGAACAATTTTAACATCTGCGATCATAGGAATATTAAGTGCCTTAATACCTTCCATAGCTTCACGAATTGCTGCTGCTGTTTCTTCAGCTAAATGATCTGGAGTAACAGTTACCAATTCATCGTGAATGGTTAGGATAAGACTTGCCTCATCCGGGATCAGCTTATGTGCCCTAATCATAGCAAGCTTTATGAGATCTGCCGAAGACCCCTGGATTACCGTGTTAAACGCCTGACGTTCGGCTCTAGAGCGTTGCCACATAACATTTGATCTAAGATCAGGGATGTATCTACGACGGTTTAGATAGGTCAATGCGTAAGGTACAGGGCCACGTCTACGGCTTTCAGCAATAACCTGCTTCTTGTACTTAGCTACAGATGGGAACTTAGCCATAAACGCATCCAATAAGTTACGGGCCTCATTAACAGAGACACCAATAGAGTCTGCGATCTTATCTGGACCCACGCCATACATCATTGCAAGTACTAGAGTCTTAGCAGCGCTGCGATCTACCCCGACAGTATTACCAATCGTTGTATAAATATCTTCTTGATTAAGATAAGCGTTACACATAATTCTATCGCCACTAAAAGAAGCAAGAACACGAGGTTCAATCTGTGAGTAGTCAGCTACTACAAGTTTACTATTTTCTGGTGCCACAAATAAATTACGAATAGCTTTACCGTTTAATGTACGTGGGTTAGGTACGTTCTGCAAATTAGGGTTACGACTAGAAAAGCGGCCAGTCTCTGCACCATACTGAATGAAGTCTGTATGGATACGACCACGAAGTAGCAAACTCTTCTTAGCAACAATCTTAGACTTACCCGCAAGAGTACGAGTAATATCTCCGCCAAGGTATGGAACCACATAAGTAGTCAACAGCTTGTTGAGGTCAGAATAATTAAGCATCTCATCTACCAAAGCATCTTTACCTGCAAACATGCGTAGAGCAGGTTCTGACACAGAGTAGTCACTGACCGTAGCAGGTGCACCTGACTCCGCACGCTTTTCACCGGCAGGGGTTAAAACTTTAGGACGTAACCCACGACCACCATCTGTTTTCTTAGAGAACAAAAGTTTTTGCTTTTCAGGTACAGAGTTAATGTTAAACGCTTTGCCTGCAAACTTATAGATGTTAGCTTTGGTAGTCTCTAATTGCAGCTCTAAGTTAGCTTTTAGCTTTTCTAATTCATTGACATCAATGTCAGCACCACGTAGTTCCATGGTACAAATAACCTCAAGCACATCCATCTCAAGGGTAAACAAACCACGCAGGTTATCTGTATCTAGCTTATCTGCGTACTTGTTCCAAAGCTTCCAAGTCCATTCAGCATCAAGTCCGGCATAGGTTGCAACCTCATCAAAGGAATAAACCTCTACTTCTTTACCTACACCCTTGACCATGTGATAGCCAAACTCACGCTTCAAGCAATCATCAAGACCAAGATTAAGTCGGTCTTGTGTATTAAGAATAAACGCAGCATTAAGGGTACATGCAAATGGCTGCGCTGGGAGCCCACCAAGATACTTGGTAACGCTCTGTAGATCGAACTTTAAGTTGTGTCCGATCTTAACCTTGTCACTAAAG